CAGGCAGGCGCTCGGACTTCCGTGAGACCATGCACAAAGTACGGGATATGTTTGTCCTTTCATGCAACCTCTTCCAGCGGCACTCTGACATGATCCGAATTGACCCCAACTGCTTCGAACGGAATATCTTCCGTATCACCCAGCAGAAGACAGGTAACCTTGCTGTGGTCAATATTGACCTGTATAGCATTGAGCCGAAGACAACCTACAGGATACTTGAGAAGTACGGCTACAAGGCTCCGTACACGGCTACCATTGGCAATTATAACTACTATCTCCATCAACTGATGCGTGACGTCGGCTTGGTGGACACAGTGAGAATTGAAGAGAGGCGGAATGGGAAGCTGGAAGCCATTTCTATGCCCAAATGGAAGCTTATCTCATCCCATACGGCCAGAAGGACCGCCATCACGGTAAACGTGCTCAGAGGACACAATGTGCATGAGCTGCGGCGCTGCTCTGGGCACACTGACCTCCGCGTCTTTGACAACTACGTGCGTGACTACTAAAAGAGCGGGCCAAATGGTCCGCTCTCTCTACTCAGTCACTTAGGGGTTTATGTGATTAATCTTTGTATGGTATGACCATCATATCCCGCTTGACCATCATCTGCGTAACCGTAGCGCCTACGCGCATCACCTTCACATTTCCGTTGAGCCTATCTATCGCATAAACGCAGAAAGCATCTTGGGAGACGCCACGGCCACCTCGCGGAAGGTCAGACTGGTTAGACCAGTAAGGATTCGTGGCATCGGCATATAGGGCGTTCCCGCAAGTGACGCAGAGGCAGAGCTGCTTCTCCGTCGCATGGTCATAGTAACCTATCCAATCTTCGTGACGATGGCCGCATACATAGCAGATGAACTCGGTGGAGGCGTCAACCCCGGAGAAGTCAGCGACAACCGAAACGATCTGCGTCGACAGATCATCGTCTCCGTTATAGGTCGCCGAATGGTCATTGTATGTGAAGTCCACACTTCCCCTTACGATGAGGGCATCCACTATCTTGCTGATTACCCTTTCGCCGACATACGCGCCATTTGGCTCATAAGTTGCTCCAGTATTAGGCAGCGGCTGACGGAATACATCGTAGGGGGCTTCAACAACCACCTTGTCCTCCGGCGCGTGATAGGCTATGACGATACCATAGCCAGCAGGGGTCGAAAGAAGAGTAGCGATAAACCAGATAATCTGATCTTGGCCGATTCTTCTCGCATATACTCCATCCTCGTGTTGATTAAGTACAATTACACGGGTTTTCTTTACGTCGTAATCCTTATAGTAGTAACACTTGTCAGTAGCCGTACCATCGGAAGCGAGATATCCATATTTGCTCGCAAGGTCTGAAAGGTAATCGGCGAACATCGTACCGCTCCCTGTCGGCGACGCCTCATGATTGCCGATGGCGGCTATAATATCAGTATCATGGGAAATGGCGAAATCATAGATATATCTCATGTTATCCTTCTTCTGCGCCATAACTGAATCGCCAGTATTCAGGGCGAAGTCCACACCTACCTTATCGCAATAATCAAGATAATTCTTCCATCTGGTGACATCACCATGGAGGTCGGTTATGTGTGCGAAAACCGGCATTGAATCCATCCCGTTCTCGGATAAAGTCGGAAGTAAGACACGTCGAATCGCCGAAAGATTGGCGAGTGTGGCTTTATTCCTTTCAAAAACATCGTCTGGAGTATCGTCATAGTATTCGAGCGCAAGGCTACCATTATCAATCATTGATTGGATATCCTGCGCCAAAATCGGGGCAACCCAGGAGCCTGCGCTTGTTGTTCTCGCCCTGAACACAGGTCTGATAGTCAATGCGGTTTTTGGGAGTGTTGCCTCACTTCCATCGAAAAAGATAAATGGATTTTGCGTTCCTATACTGAAAAGTGAGTGGCCACTTGCGGCATTGCCTATCCACAAATAGAAGGTAAGGATATAAGGCAGATTATCCGGGATTCTCGCCCTTATTTTCATTCCGGGGAAAGGCATGCACACGTTGCTGACCGTGGTGACACGCAGCGGATCGTAGGTCGTGGAGTGGCTAAGATTCCCGGATGAATTGGTGTCGCAATTCAATAAACTCCCAAGTGGAATGGGCTTCCAACGTAACTCATCCTCCAAGTCTCCATCTTTCACATATTTCACAAAGCCGTTTTCATTATCAATAAGCAGAAAATCAACCCCGTTAACACTTATCGGAGAGATTATCTGGCTACCGTCAGACATAGTGGAATGGAAAGCCACCCGGATATAGGCTATGTTTGCGTTAGATACAGTTATTGTCCGTGTGTCGACAAATCCATTACAGCTTCCTCCTTCAAGAAATCCCTTATCTGAATTGAAATATTCTATGCGAATGTTGGTTGCTCCAGTGCCTCCAAATCTCCACACCACCGTTGCCCCATTAACGCAAGGGATAAAATCAGTCACATTTGATCCGTCGAGAGTGAGAATATTACCGTTGCTTATCGTCGCCTTTCTTATGTAATTCGCCCTCGACCCATATATATCGTTGGCTACTGAAATATTATTTCTCGCTATCCTCTTTGATGACGGCAGTAATTCCTGCCCAATCGTTTTTACCACTTCTTGGCCTAACTGACTGATCTTGCCATCCAGCACTTTCCCCTGGTGAGCGGCCAGAGGCAAAGTCGTGCTGTCAGAGTCGAGGCTGTCGACTGGGTCGAGATTGCCGATGGCGCCGACAAGTGTCCAGGAGGACGCATTGTTGACAATGCCGTTATAACGGTAGACGGAACCGTTATCGGAGTCGGAAGAGGCGATGACTACAATCTGGCCAGGCCGAAGGGGCTGGCCGGTCAGATCGGAGACGGGCGCAGAGTCTGCCTCCATAGCTGCGACGCTGGCATAGATCTTACTGATCACCAAAGCTGAGCCCTGCTGAAGCCAAAGCTCATTAAGGGCAAGGAGCGTATCATACATAATGCCACCGGCCCTCTCAGGGCTGATGCTATTCAGAGCTGTCTCGTCGCGGAGAGCAGCTGCACGGGCTAATATTTCATTGATGTTTGCCATATAATCAATTATTACGTTATTATAAAGGGAAAAGCATAATAGTCAAATCTCCTCTGCAATTATCAGGAAGACTTACTGTTTCTATTGCGCTTATACTTACAGCAAGTCTTCCAAGCTCGACATTTCTAGAAAACTTGCATCTTACACGGAAGCTTGTAGTAACGTCAGTCGGCTCCGAATCAAAAGAAGTTACCGCAACAATGCCTATAAAAGTGCCGATTGGAATCTCAGACAAATCAGCTGCGTTGATGTCTGGAATAGAAAAAATCTCTGAGAACCCCGCCGAGCTTCCGGAAGATAGCGTATCAATGTTGACTCTTTCAAAAAACCAGAATCCATTTTTCCTATAAACAGCCGATAACGGGGAGTCAAAGCTATATATGACATCATCCGGCCTATGGTATAAACGCGGTACACTGGCAACAGCGATTCCCCCCTCACTCACACCGTTGACAATGACGCTTCTGGTTTCATAGCAGTCCCTCGATACGCCATCTTTGAAAGTCCTGGAACCGGAGAGGACGGAAACTATATGAAAATAGAGCGGCGCGGAAGATGATATGCTAATCGTGTCGCCGGTGACGGGAAGGATTTCACCGTTCAAAGCAACGATGCCATCGCCATACTGGACCTGTTCGGACGAAAGCGCCGTTATCTCGACGCCCTGAAGAATGGCGGAAAAAGTGTCGCTATCTGCATTTGCCAATGCACGCGCTAATGCTGTAGAAAGTGAGCCTCCAGCATTCTGCATAAAGTCAACGTCACCCAGATATATAGGCTGAGTGCCAGGAAAAGTTAAAATTTTATTCATATACTTCTAATGAAAATTGTGTACCTGCCATTTTATAATAGTTTACCCAGTTTATAACAGCTGCACGGTCAGCTTCGGAGAGTGCGGCTGGCACATGTACCACAAACTCTCCAGTGACTTCGTCGGGATTTAGACTGGGCAGCGGAATAGCAGTCGCCGGATTCTCTGACTGGAAGGACATATAGACCGGATCAACTGCTTCTGACTGGAAGGATAGATAGACGCCTTCGGTTTCTTTGTCCGTGATGTATATCGCATTATACTCAAAGAAAAAAAGACCGTTCAAAAAGCGTTCTAAATAGTCCTTAAACGAGTTGTAAGTAAGCTGCCGGTCTACTCCTGACTTATATGTAAGGAAAGCTGCCTGCAGCTGCTTCAAAGGGTAAAGCATCGACCGGAGAAAAGCATAGATGGATGCTTTCCTCAAGATCGGAGGCAAAAGGTGGATTATCCACTTGTCTACGTCAAAGTGATAAAACATAGCTGATGCCGCTTGAAAGGTTATCCAAAACAAATGATCCGCCGACGCTCGTATAGTTATTGCCGGTTACCGGAGTATATCCGGAGGCGGTGGAAGGCTTGACGGACACTTCGTCGAGCACAACATCAATAACTCCGGCTGCAGCCTGCACAGCGTCCACGAGCTTCGTCTTATTCAGGGCGCCTCCGTAGACAATTCCCTTGAGGTAGTTATTTATGGCGTCTTCCACCGGATAGACGCTCGGATCGGCGATAAGTTTGCCATCCGGAGTCAGCACCTGGGGATTGTATTGGACCGTCATGGTGACCTTTACGTCGTCAGGGGAATAGCTGGCCGCCTGAAGAAGCACGCCAGCCGGCTTCCTCTCATGGAGGTAGGAATCGAAGGCCGTAAGTTCATCTGCAGAGAGAACTGCCGGAGAGCCGGAGCCGTCTTCCTTCGAGGCCAAGACATATACCATCCCGCCAAGATCACGGCAGGCCGCAAACTTGACAATCTTCTTGCTTTCGTCAATCTCCGGATAGATGAATTGCTGTGTATTTTCGTCAAAGACTAGGCTGTCTCCGTACTGGAATTCCAGCGAGATCTTATGATACCAGGGAATAGACGCTACGACCGCCTCGGCAATCTTTGCGTCCACGTCTTCCTTGAAGGCGTCAAAAAGCGTCTCCAGCACATAAATGGCGGCTGCCACAATAGAAAACCAGATGGACTCAAGGCTGACTGCGCTGAAGGTGTCCTCAAAGGTCGAACCGGCAGCGAAGCCGTAGCGCTCGATAATGGTCGCATCCGTCATGAACTGCTGCGTCATGGCGCTTTTTATCTGTCTAATTGTCCTTGCCATATATTACTCAAATTCTAATGTAAATTGCTCAGTAAAGATACGCTGCCGTATCTCTCCGCCTTCGTCAGTGTAAGCCGTAGCGGGCTTTATTCCATTCTTCCGGACATAGTTCTGAAGATAGGCGTCATAGACAACGTCCGGGCACTGAAGCACCTGCCCTACCTCCAGGTCGGCCGTCATAGCAATACCATTGGCCCGGGCGATACCAGGAAGTCCGGAGATGTCTCCATAGACCTCCAGTGCAATGTCAGAGAGCGTCTGGCGCTTGAGTACGGTCACTTTCATTTCACAACTTCTTTTTAATACCAACTCCGATAAAGAAGCCGACTACAAGAGCGGCTATTAAAGCAGCCACATACACATACCAGGGCATAAAGCCTTTGACTCCGCCGGTGACGTTTTCTTCCTCTTCCTTAAGCAGCGCAGATTCGACTTTTTCAAAGCTTGTGCTGTCTATCTGCTGAAGCTGCTGCTCCGACCTGCTGAACGATGTCCCGGCAGATGTCTCCGAATGCTTCGACGTAGTGGTAGTGCTCCGGAGAGTCACATACTGCACGCCGTTTGTGTCCGGCTGGGAGAGCTGCTCCCACACTGTCACCTGCTCGGTCCATTCGTGTGTCTCAAGCTGCTGCTGTGACTGCTCATTTACAGCCGTCTCAATGTGTTTAGTGAGTGCTGAACTGTCAGTCTTAGTCTCCAGCTGGGTAGTCCGAGAGGTCTGCTCTCTGCTGAAACGCGGAGAGCAGGCCGCAAGGACAAGCAAACACACAAAAATTGAATAAACGTACCTACGCATATTCTTATATCTTTTCGCCGTGATAACTGGCGTCATACAATACTTTTCCCCGCTGTGGGCCATTCTTTTTATGGCTCACGTGGATAAAGCCAGGATAGAGGATCACCTGGTCGAAAGGAAGCTGCAGTGCCAGGATCCTTCTGGCCAGGTCTACCGGCCTGAAGAATGCGCTCCGGATGTCGGCTGCTTCGCCCTTCATGTGCTGCGAGGCCTTCGCTCCGTTGACCAGGGCATTAAGTTTCGGGCAGCGATAGCCGCTGTTGACTATGATTGAAGCTCCCAGAGAGTCCCGGAGAGGCTGCAGTACCGTCCGTACAAGAGAAATGATAGAATCCCTTATCTCTGCCGTAGGGATGCGATTGTCAATCCCTGCAGCAGCGGCATGGCCGGAGCGGGTAAACTCTATAGATGAAAAATTTTTGCTGATGTCTCCCATATTTTAGTCCTCCTTTTTAATTTCTTCCTCGACTTTTTCGGCATTCTCCTGGAACTGCTGCAGATAAGGTATTTTCTTTATGATCTCGAAGCTAAGTACATAATACAAGAATTTAATGCCCTTGCTTTTCGGCAGCAGTTTATGGGCATTCCGAAGGATATTGACGAAATAAAAGTATATGATAGCATAGACTACCCCGCTGATGCACTGGACAGCTCCGGAGGGATTCCCCATCTTCTCTCCGATGAGGTAAATCGAAAGAACGATGACATAGAAGACCAAAGTCTCCACGATGCAGCGGAAAAACTTCTTAAGGTTGAACCTCTCGCCCTCCACTCCGACGCCGGCAATGAGCCCAAAAACGCAGTTTAACAGGAAGACGAAGAAGATCACGAAGATGATGTCCTTCAACGGGGCAAAGTAACCGATTACAACGCTAAAAATGGTTACTATCAGATTTCTCAAGGTGTTAAGCATAGCTTGCTTTGATTTTAATGGTTTTATCGTTTACACTGACGCTTTCCACCGTCTGACCGTCCATCTCCAGCTGGTCGCGGATCTCCCTGGACCATCCGAGCCAGTCGTGGTCCATAAGCATCCTGTCGATACCGACTCCGACCGACACGTCATCCTTCAGGTCTCCCTTATGAAGGGCCAGGATGAGCGCCTGATTCTGGTTCAGTATATCGCCGATGACCAGGCCGGAAAGAATCCGCCCGGCAGCATCAGTCAATACCCTGAAGTCAAGATCAAAATCTGTCATTTGTATTCCGGTCATACTGTCAGTGCTTTATAGTTTCATCTTCATAATCGGACTTATTAAACTGGCTGGCCTTACTCATCACCGCCGGAGCTGTAACCGGCTTCGCGTTAGGGAGTCCTCCGCAAACAATACTGCCAGAAGGGATAATGTGCGTATGACTATTGAAGGCGTTTACCAGTTCATTGATCTTGCTTGTCAGACTCTCGATATTGACAAGCCCGCCCAGCTTCCCGCCGTTTATCTCAATCCGGTCTATGGCGTCCATAGCCAGCACGACCAAGTCGGTAAGGTCTCCGGAGAGGGAGCCGACTATAACGGCCGTGTCGGTTTTAGGGACAAAGAGCATCTGCGCCTCATTTGAAGCTTCAGAAGCCCGGAGGCGAATCCCGGCAATGTCGATATCTCCGAAGCGGACCGTACAGGTAATGTCTTCGACAGATACCACAATGCCCTGGTAGACGGTGATAGCCGTCGGCCCCACTGCAGCCCGAAGGTTTCTTAATAGTCTTTGCTCAGGTGTCATTGCCTTATGTCAGTCTATAGCCCAGTTCTACCGTCCGCTTTCCGCCGGCCGAGCTGAACTCGGTTGAAACGGCCCTCACATAGTAAGCGCCGTCTTTGTATTCATAGTCTTTGTCATGCAGGACGGCCTTGTCCCCTGGCTTGATATACGGGACAAGCCAGGTGACGATATTGCCGTCATAGCCGTCGAAGGTGAGCCGCTTGTGCTCACTCTCCCCGCGAAGCTTCATAGATTCGTCGTCGCTGGAGACAGACTTCACTACGACCTTATCTCCGCCGGTGGTGCCATACTCCCTCTCCTTCACTTTTCCGTCAGGCAGCAGCGCCTTCACTACGACTCTCACCCTCCGGTCCTCCGTGCGCCTGTATGTAAGGTCGCAGTCCTGGACATTCTGGAAAAAGTCATAATAGACAGTATTGCCGACTTTTTCTCCGGGCGCATGGACATGCAGGGTGTTATCCTGGATATATATATCCGCTCCGCATTCTTCCTGGACTTTTTTGAGCACGTCGTAGCCGGTCGCATTGTTTATGACGAAACTCTTATAGGTCCAGTCATAGGAGCAATCCACCCTATACCCCCCTCCGATACCGCTCACGACGGTATCTAAGAGGGCATTTAAGGTGATATTTGAAAGCTGCTTATTGGCCAGGGACTTCCTGAACTGGAACAGATCATCCTCACACTCAAGCATAATTGCGCCATTGTCGGAGCCGATGCGCTGCACCCAGCCCTCGAACTCCCGGACCATACCTATTTCCTCATACCCGAGGTCGATCACGATACGGTCTCCGCGATGGATCTTCTGCTCCACGTCCAGGGCAATGTTATACTCGGCACCTGGAAGAGTGACCACGGCCGTATCTGCAAGCTGCTCGACGGAGCGGGTGATTTCCACCTTTTCCACCATACCAAGCTTGTAATCGCCGACTACTATGTCAAACTTCATCGTAAACATTGCCTATATTTGTTTCAAGTCTTCACGCCTGAGCAGCAGCTTGTAAATGTCGTCGCTCACGGCACTGATTGAAAAAGCCTGATTCGCTTTTCCGGAAGTAAAAGGGATGCTCCAGTCTTCCACTACCATCTGAGTGATTGAAAAGAGCTCCATCTGGGGAGACTTTACAAGCACCTTTCCAGCCTCGCAATACGAGCGCAGAGTCTTGACGTCCTCAGAAGGGTAATTCCCATCCTTTCCCATCAGGATGCCGGAGATGTTTATCTTGTAGTCTCCCTGGGCCCAGCGCTCCTTTATGGTGCCTCTGACGGCTCCCTTGGAAACCTGCTTTTTTACGAGAACATTAGAGCCCTGTATGGTCACCTGCGGCTCATAGGGAAGCAGCCACCAGGGACCGCCCTCCACGGCAAAGGATAGCGGGAAGACCATAGGCACGCCGCGTGCATTGGTGACAAGCATCTCTTCCAGCTGTTCGTCAGAGAGATTCTCTATCGGATCCATAGAAGGAGCCACACCTGCAGGAGGGATAGGATTGAACAGCCCGAATGGACGGACCATCTGGCTGTAAATCTTCTCCAGTATGAATCTATACTCTGTCATCGTGCTGCACTTATTGCTATTTCAAGGGACCGGTTGACGCTCTCAAGCACTGCATCACGCAGCTCCGGGAAACTGCGGCCGTCGGAATTGGTAATATTCACGTCCTCAAAGAATTTGCTAATATTAAGGACTATCGAAGTATTACGTGTGCCACCGGTAGTGATGGCCTTTGCCGTCGAACCGGCAGTGTTTCCTGTCGTTAATCCTCCTGCTGTAGATGCGTCAAAAGTGCCGGCTCCTACTCCGGCTCCTGCTGCCGCTTTCGGCTCACTTATAGCATTCTTGGCATCTTGTTTCCTTCGCTCTTCCTCAAGATGGCTGCCAAAGTTATCCCTGACTCCGGATGCCAGAGCACGAGTAGAAGAAATGGCATTACCTGCCGCAGTAATGCCGGCAAAATCCCTGGCGCCTTCATTGGCAGTTTGCCACGCTCCGGCAAAATCGCCCTTGAATAGCTTTTGAAATGCCAGACCAAGCTTGCCAAGTCCTGTAAGCAATCCCTGGATGCGGTCAATCACAAACTGTTTAAGGATATTTCCAAACCCCTTTATAGTGTCCCACACCGTCAAAATCACGGCCCGGAATCCTGCAAATTTATTCCAGCAGATGATAACTGCTGCTGTAAGCGCAGCAATCCCAGCTACTACAAGTCCGACAGGATTGATGGACATTACAAAATTCAGCACCTTGAAAATCCCCGTCAGGACTTTTGTGGCTATCGCTGCCTGCATAGTAATGGCATTGTATGCAACAAAGCCGGCAGCCAAAGCACCGAGCACGGTTACAAGGATATCCAAATGCTCGGAGGCCCAGGCAGCAATCTTACCGATGAAGTCCAGGCCCTTCCCGAGCGCATTAAGTACAGGGATGATGAAGGGCTGGATGATGTTGTATAGCTCCAGAAGCGTACCTATGAGCTTGCCCTTCAGCTGCTCAAAGGCGCCGTATGAAGTCTCGGCTATACGGCCGGTCATATTGTTAAACTTGCCGCCTTCGCCGGTCGCCTTCTGGAAAGCGGCCCGGACCATATCGAAGGTGACAAGGCCCTTGGACATTTCATCCTTCAGCTGGGCGACCGACTTCCCGGTCAGCTCGGAGATGTCAAGCAAAGGATTATAACCGGCATTTATGAGCTGCATAAGGTCCTGGCCCTGCAGCTTACCGGCAGCACTGATCTGCCCGAATACGAGGGCAAGCTGCTGAAACCGGTTCTTGTCTCCCTGGGCGACGTCGCCGAGCATCTTCAGGTCGTCTACCACCGTCTCCGTGCTTACGCCGAATCCCAGCATAGTCTGAGCGGCCGACTGAGTCGTAGTGCGGTCCCAGAGGGTATTGTCAGCATACTTGTTTATTTCGCCCAGCATCTTTGCGGCCTTTTCCTCATTACCTACGAGGACATTGAAAGCGACGGCTGTCTTTTCGGCCTCCATTCCAAACTTCGACACGACGCCTATTCCGGCCGTTATAGCGACGATTGGATTAGTAATGAACTCTGCGCCGGGAAGAGAACGGAAAGCGTCTCCCAGGCCCTTTCTGACACTTGAAGAAAACTTCGTGGCAGAACGGTCCGCAGAATCCATACAAGACTGCAAGGTCTTGATCTTGGAGACTGACTGGGAATCGCCTTCTGTTGCAATCTCTATTATGTACTGGGCTATATTCATATGCTCTTACTCTCTGACTGCCGGATGTGTTTAAGCTGGGCGATAGTCTGGGCCCATTGCTGGTCTGAAAGCCCGTCAGGATCCATGTGGAGATAGTATCTTATCAGCGTATCGAAATAGCCTACCACGTTTGCCTCCGGACGGCCATCGGCCAGCTCTATAGCTTTTTTAGCTCGGCCTCCTTCGTTTCAGACAGCGCCCCGAGAATGGGAACCGCAGAGAAGAAATAATTGTCGTCAGTCTGAAACTCCATATCTCCGTCAATCCAGCACTGTTTCAGGAGGATTTCCGAAAACTTCACGGAGTCCTTGGCCTGGTTGGATCCGGCCATTGCAAAAGACAGGTCCTTCCTGGTCGGTTTGTGAAGGACAGCCTTTTTATCTTCGCAGGTGATCTCAAAGACCTCCCCGTATTTTTCTTTCCAGCCCTTAAGCTGTTCGTCTGTGTAGGTAAACATTTTTGTGTGTTTTAATAGTGTTTATTTGCTGATAAAATGGGCTGGGGCCGTAGAGCCGGCCCCTCCCATCTACTGATAGTCCTCGATGACGTCGAGCATCACGAGGGGAAGCTCGATCTCCATGAATTTGTCATTCTGATTGAGCCCCTTCGGCACAGAAGTGATTTCCACGCCTGAGAGGAGATCGGTCTTGATAACGTCTCCCTTGGAGGGGTTGCCGTAAGACACGAGGATGTTGAAGTTCACGTCCAGCACGTCTCCGCCGGCAGCTGCCGTCAAAGCGTCCAGCTCTGACTGTAGGATGCGGATGGATCCCTCATAGGACTTGTTTCCTCGCTGGATGCCGTGGGGCTTGTTACCCTTGGCATACAGCGCCTCTTTTTCCTGCGAAGCAGTGTAGCTCACGCCCCGGATTCCGGTGACGTCGCGGCCAGCCATCACTACAGTGACGTCTGCCCATTCATATTCTCTGGTATCAAACATAGGGCTTAGCTGTTTTGAGTGAGAAGTCCGATATTGACAATGATGTCACGGGCATAGCCGAAAGGACGCACCTTCAGGGTGCCCTCCACCTTGGAGGTAGAGAGGATATTCTGCTGAGGGTCGATGAAGAACTTACATCCACTGCCTGAAACCACGGAGAGCTCTCCGGCAGCGGACATCTGCTGATTGATTGCATCTTCCACTGCAGCCTGCCAGCTCTTGAGGATAGGCGTCTGCATGGTGCCGTCGGCATTCACCTCGATCTCATCGATCAGGAACTGCAGCATAGTCACGTAGGCAATGCGTGCAGCCTTGTCGACGGTGCGACGTGCAGTGAGGTGCGCATAATCGTCAGTGCCGGCTACTGCAAGGTGGTCATCCACCATATAATACCCGGGCAGACCGACATAAATGCGAGGGCAAATGTAGCCCTTTGCATAGAGGGCATCCACCACGGACATAGCCAGGTCGACGCTTGAAGAACCGATAAACATCTCTTCAGGTGCGAGTGCGCCGGAAGCGACACGGCCTATGTTACGCTGCACAGGGGAGGCAGCGATACGGCCGGCAACGGTGCCTACAGCTGCGTTGATGGAATCGGTCACGACATCTCCGATGAAGACGCCTACACGGTTGTAAGCCAGGGACGTCAGATCGGGCGCATCAGAAGCAGAGGTGAAATGGCGTCCTTCGAGAATGGCAAACAGAGGGGCATAGAGATTGTCTGCCGCCCACTCTGCCAAGGCCTGGGCCTTGGGCATAGCGGTAAGGACATCCGGATCCAGTCCGTCTTCCACCGTCACGATCGCTGTGGACGCAGATGCGACGATAAGACCGCGAAGGGCGCCGCGCAGAGACTGGAGAATAGCCTTCATCGGGCCATTGTCGACATCCAGCACGGTAGTCATCGAAGTCGACTCGAAACCGAGCAGGTAGACCGGAGTCCCTTCCTCTGCCTCCGCGTAAAACTGCTTCACAAGCTCGACGATGCGGGCATTGTTCGTAGCAGTGATGCCGAGGGCTGCAAGGTCATCGGGACGGACAAGCCTGTAAGGCGTTCCCAGGGCGAAGGTCGTGGAGACAGCAGTGGCACCAAGCACGACCAGACCAAGCAGGCCGTCCTGGTTATCCGGTGCTGCGCCAAGCAGACCGTTCAGATAGTTGATTTTAACTCTCGGAAGCATTTGGTTGATGATTAAGAATGCCGTCCCCGACGGGGCCGGAGGCGGCATGGTTCAACATTCGGCCGACTATTCGGTCACGGTGATGATTGCCAGGACCTCCTTGGCTCCGTTGGTCGCCTTGAGGATGGTCTGGCCGGCTGCTACGCCGGTGACGGTCACGGAGGCGCCGACGGCCGTGTCGATGGTGGCGATGGTCTCGTCAAGGACCTTCCACTTGGTGGCGGAAGACTCGCTGCTGGGTGTAGCGGTGGCGGTCACTTCCTGAGTGCCTTCGACTGCGATGTCGATGGACGTGTCGTCCAGGGAAAGGCCGGTGACAGCAGTGGCGGTGTCAGTCACGATGGCATAGACACCCTTCTTGTCATAACGACGGATAGCACCGCCGACACGGACCAGGAAGGAATACACGTCGCCGTAATACTCCGGGTTGTTGATCTGGTCGAACATGATGACCTCACCGAGAGCACGGCTCACGGAGTCGCGCTGCCAGGCAAGACCGCCAGCCAGGTCGGTAGCTGCGCCTGCATCGTCGATGGCCTTCAGGGTGCCGTCGGCTGCGAAGCGGTAGACGGTGGAGCGCACCATCACCTCGAAGCCATAGAGCATACCCATCACGCCGCGCTTGACGTCGGCGGCCTGGAAGAAACCGATGGCCTCGGTCTGGGTCATGCCGTCCAGCAGCTGCTGGTACATCTGAGCGTCAAGCAGCAGATAACGGTCCGTCAGAGGGACATTGTCTGCATTCATACGGGTCTGCAGGGCAGAGACGTCAGCCGGGGTGATCTTCTTGCGGAGACCGGTAGCGGAAGGAGTCCAGGCGGGGACACCCTGACCGGAGGTGAGGACACGGTTCGCAGCTGCAGGGAGCCAGGACTTGAGGATGGCTTCTGCAGCCTTGAAGATGATCTGCTTGCGGTCCTGGTCGATGACGCTGTTACGCTTGTTGTAGGACAGCTCGACGAGGTCGGCATAGGGGATGAGGATGGGGTTGGTGGTCAGCTCGTCCAGAGTGTAATCGACATCCTGGTCGACGCGCTTGTTGACCACAGCGGGAAGGGAACTGCGGTTCAGGACCACGCCTGAAGGGGCACCGGCATTCGGGATGTGAACCTTCTTGCCTTCGTTGACGTACATGTCGTCATTGGTGGCCCGGGAGAGGAAACTTTCGTCGGCGAAAAGACCTTCTACGATGGCCCTTTGCCAGATTTCTTTCTGTACTGCCATAGGTTGAATGAATTTACGGGGTTACACTTCGGGGACTACGCCGAAAGCCTCCTTGTACTTCGCCTTGTAGAGCTCCGGATATTTGTCCTTGAGCTCACCGAGGCGCTCGGCCTTGTCGATCTCGGCCCAGCTCATCTGAGCAAGATCCTTGGCTTCGCCTGCACCGGCACCTCCATTGAGGAAGTCCTTGATGCTGGCCCTGCCGGTCGCAGGAAGAGCGTTGATGAGCTCACGGGTGGTCGTCTCATCAGCGTCCATCAGCTTACGGTAGCTTTCCTTCTGGGCGCTGGTGATGCGTCCATCGGAGATTGCCTGATTCAGGAAGGCTTCGACAGCTGCCTTCTTGGATTCCTTAACCTGGTTTTCCAAGTTGGCAATGGTAGCCTTAAGGCCTTCCACCTTTGCAGCCTCGTTTGCGAGGCTTTTGACCTTGACGACGATAGCGTCTTCGGTCAGGTCCTTGAACTGCTCAAGGCCCTTGATTTTGTCGATAAATTCCATATTCTTGGGTTTTGGTGATTTCTGGTCATGCCGGTTCACAAACTGATAGACCTGCTCGGCCGTAGGAGCGGCCCCCAGGGCCTCTGCTCCATCCAGATCATAGATATCGTCGCAGAGGCCGACGCGGGCTGCTTCGTCAGCTGTGAGCCAGTGATCCTTCCCGTCGAAATAGGTAAGCTTCACCTCTTCGGATGGCATTCCGCACTTCTGGCTGATCATGTCCGCCAGGGTGCCTTCAAGTCCTTCTATGAGGTCCGCGCATTCGCGCATGTCACGTGCGCCGCCCTTGCAGGATCCGGAGACGGCATGAAGCATAAGACGCGAAAAACGGGACATGTGAAGGGGCTTACCACAGAGGGCGATCACACCGGAAATCGAAGCGGCTATCCCGTCCACGTAAATGTTTACATTGGAGGGACAGTCCTTCAGGGCATTGAAAATGGCAATACCGGCAAACACCTCTCCGCCGTTGGAATTGATGTGTACGTCGATATTGGGGAATTCGCCGGCCAGATACGCCATCTCCGACACGATGCGCTCAGCATTCACGCCTTCGTCACCGCCGATCTCTCCGTACAGCATGACGGAAACACGGCCGGATCCGGTCGGCACGATATTGAAAAATTTACTTTTCGACATAGGCGATTTTGGCTCGTAATAAAACTTTGGCGCAAATATGCACTCTATCACAACATAAAGCAATTTTCGAAATTATCGCATATTGTTTTTCGATATGTCCTTTTCTCTATAATGATATGTGAAAATTATTAAAATTGCATTTGACGCAAGTAGAAGCCATTTTTGCGAAAAAGTTTTTACCGTATGGCAAATACCCTCAAAAACAACCAGAAGAGATCAATCGCCAAAGAGCTGTACCTGCATGGCGATTTCACCTTTGAAGAGATTGCAGCCAAGGTGGAGGCCGCCAGGCAGACCGTAGCCCGCTGGGCAAAGGATGAAGGCTGGGCTGAGCTCAAGGCTTCTATGTCCGTCGGGAAAGAGCATATCCTGAAAAACCTCTATGCCCACGTGAAGCGCATCAATGACACCATAATGGAGCGGCCGGAAGGAGAGCGGATCCCTACTCCGAAAGAAGCTGACATCCTCGCAAAACTTGCAGCAGCCATTGACAAGATAGAGAGTGATACCGGCATTCACGAGCTGGTAAGCTCCGGCATTGCCTTCCTTACCTGGCTGCGAGGCGTCAACCCGGAAAAAGCCCTGGAGTTCACTACCCTTTGGGATGCTTTTCTCAAAGAAAAGTTTTAGACTGCTATGAAGGAAATCGAGAAAAAAGCACAGCTTACCTGGCAGCAGTTTGTCGAAGATACCAAGAAGGCTACACCTCCGGAGAAGCTCTCTACGGCCGAGAAGGAGCGCAAAAAAAACTACCTGGAAAAGCACCCGGTAGAATGGATGCAGTATTTCTTCCCGAATTATGCCATATGTCCTTTTGCGCCCTTCCAGAAGGAAGCCATCAACAGGATCTGCCGCAATGACGAGTGGTTCGAGGTGTGGAGCTGGGCGCGTGAGCTCTCCAAGTCGGTCACATCTATGATGCTGGAGCTCTTTCTGATGCTAACCGGAAAGAAGCGCTACCTGCTGATGGTGAGCGCTACGCAGGACGCTGCAGTCAGGCTGCTGTCACCCTACCGCGCAAACCTGGAGGGAAACGGCCGTATAATAGACTTTTACGGCCAGCAGGAATCCCTCACCAAATGGGAGGAGGGGCACTTCGTCACGAAGGGCGGCCTCACCTTCCTGGCAGTCGGTTATGGCAATGCCCCACGAGGCACCCGTAATGAATCCGTGCGTCCGGACATCATCGACATCGACGACTACGACACCGACAAAGACTGCAGGAATCCGGTCATCCTGGACAAAAAGACCGAATTCATTGAAAGGGCCGTCATCCCCACCCGTTCAGTCAGCACGCCCACCCTCATACTGGCAAAGGGTAACCTCATTGCGAAAGACACCTGCATCGGGCGCTTCGGAGCCAAGGCAGACAAGCATATGATTGTGAACATCGTCGGCAAGGATGGAAAGAGCAGCTGGCCTGAGAAAAACTCCCAGGAGCACATAGAACGGGTGAAAGCAACCATATCCACCGGAGCCTTCCAGGCGGAGTATATGAATAATCCTATCCACGAAGGAAAGGTCTTCAAAAATCTCCCGCTCGGAAAGATGCCGGCTCTTTCTAAGTTCAAATTCCTGGTCTGCTACGGGGATCCGTCCACGTCGAATAAAGGAAAGTCCGGCAGCTCCACCAAGGCCGTCTGCCTCATTGGCAAGATAAAGACCACCTTCTATATCTTGAAGGCCTTCGTGGACCGGCCATCGAATGCCGGCTTTATCGACTGGTATTACCAGTGCAAGGCCTGGGTAGGAGGGAAAGTCCCCGTCTTCTACCTGGTCGAAAACAACTCCCTGCAGGATCCATTCTATGAGCAGGTCTTCCTACCTCTTATCCGAGAGGAGAACCAGCAGCGGGGAGAGAGCCTCTTCATCACCGGAGACGCCAGGCCGAAGACAGACAAGGCCTCACGTATCGAAGCAAACCTTGAGCCCATTGACAGGAATGGCGCCTGGCTGTTCAATGAGGATGAGGCGGACAATCCCCACATGAAAGAGCTGCTGGACCAGTTCAAACTCTTTGAGATGACGCTTCCATATCCGGCCGACGGTCCGGACTGTGTAGAGGGCGCAATAGCGGAGATCAACCGGCGTACTGCCATAATTACAAGCCAGGTTGATACGATATCAAGGGCTGACCTCATCGACAGCTCAAACAGGATGTAAGTCCCTTTTAAATGCCGATTAAACATTATTTATATGAGCCAATTCATCACACTCGACGATTACGATGCCAGCATCCACCGGGAGATCCTGGACGCTTTGCTTAGGCACGACAGTGAGCTGTCAGACTCCGCTATCATAGAGATCTGCGAGGATAGAGCCATCAAAGAGATGCGCAGCTACCTCGACAAGTTCTATGACTGCGAGGCCATCTTCAACGCACGGGGTGCAGACCGTAATCAGCTGGTCCTAATGATGGCGCTGGACATAGCCATCTATCACATCTTCTGCCAGCATAATCCTTACAAAATGTCCAAGATCCGGGAAGACCGTTACAACCGGGCCGTAGAATGGCTGAAGGCAGTAGCTGCCGGGAAGATTACCATTGCCGATGCTCCGAGGCTGCCTGAGGAAGAGCAGGCACATAATTCCCCTTGGCAGATCCACTCGGAAGAGCTCCGTCCGACACACTTTTAACAAACACGCAATAATATGGAAGAGACCAAAAGACGCGGCCGTCCTGCCGCAAAAAAGGAAATAATCTCCGCCGGTCCGAGCGAAATACTGCCGGGCCAGCAGAATCCCACAATCATACTCCAGAGTCCGGAGCTGTTTCACTTCAACATAGCCAGGTATATGGCGTCGCTGCAAAGTGCCAGCGCCATAGACTTCTACAACCGTACCGAGCTCTACGATATCTATCACTCCATAATCACTACCGACGGCCATCTGTCCGGTATCATTCAGAAACGCCTGAGCGCCGTAGCCCGTGAGCGTTTTGAATTCCAGCGGGACGGCAAGCCGGTGGATGAGGTGAATGAGCAGATAAAGAGCCCCTGGTTCCGCGCCTTTATCAAGGAGGCCGTAAACTCCAAGCTCTGGGGCTTCACCCTCTGCCAGTTCAGGCGTGATGAGAGAGGCTGGATCACCTTCGACCTCATCGACAGGAAGCACTTCGATCCGGTCAAAAGGCAGGTGCTTCTATATGAGACAGACGTGGAAGGCGTGCCCCTTGACGCCTTCGCTAATTGCCTGGTCATTTGCGACAATCCCCGGGGCCTTGGCAGTCTTGCCACTTGCGCTCCCTATGCGCTCTACAAGCGAGGAAATCTCGGCGACTGGGCCCAGTTCTGCCAGATCTTCGGGATGCCCATCCGGGAGTACACCTACACGGCCGGGGACGAAGAGGCTCGCAAGCGTCTTCTCAAGGATGCCGCCAAACAGGGCGCAAACGCCGTCTATATCCATCCCGAGGGCTCGGCCATGACATTGCACGAGGCGCAGGGAAAAAGCGGGACAAACGACCTTTATGAGCGCTTTACGGCCAACTGTAACGACGAGATGTCCATTGCCATCCTCGGCAATACCCTTACGACCAAGTCCGACACTAACGGCACCCAGGCCCTTGGCACCGTACAGGCAAAGGAGCAGCTGAAGATCACTGACGATGACGTGCAGTTTATCCTGGACCTGCTTAACTACGATATGGCCGACATTTTTGCCGCCCTGGGCGTGAATACCGAAGGCGGAGAGTTTGTCCGGGTAGAGCAGAAATACCAGGACAAGCAGGTCCAGATCAACGTAGTCTCCAAACTCAAGGAGATGGGCCTGCCCATGTCCGACGATTACCTGTATAAGACCTTCGACGTGGAAAAGCCGGAGGACTACGACTCCAGGAAAGCCACCATAGAGGCCGAGAAAGCCGCTGCCGCAGAGAGAGCGAGGGTAATTGCAGAGCAGCTTAACAAAGAGCCTACAAACGAAGAAAAAGAGCGCTTTTTCGACAAGTTCAAACGTTTTTTCGGCATAGCCCCGCAGGACGGGGCGTCCAAAGAAGAAGCTTTGCCCTTCTATTAGACCGGCAATACCGCTGCACCTGTCCTGTCTGCAGCACAGGCAGCAGTTTCCGTAATGAGTCGGCACAGATAGGAGTCACCTTCAGCCCTAAAGCCCTGGCGGACGGACTACGCGCTATCTACAACAAAGAGATAAACGTGCAGACCGAGATAGAGCGAAGCATCTTCGACGAGACGCTGCGCCTATTCAATATAGCTACAGCAAAAGGCCTTGCGGAGAGTCAAGATCCGGCCGTGATTACCGACCGCTTCCTGTACGAGCTCCGTACCAACAATGCCGTATTCTCCGCCTTCAAGACTCATCGGATGCAGAATGACATTGCAGCGCAGCTCATTGATCCGACGACAGGACGGCTCAAGAGCTTCGACCGCTGGAAGCTGGATATCAAGGGTATGACCGACCACTACTGCGTCCAATGGCTCCAGACGGAGTATGACACGGCAATAATACGCGCCCATCAGGCGGCCGACTGGAAGCACTTCATAGACGAGCAGGACGTCTTCCCAAATGTGCGCTGGATGCCTACTACATCCGTCACTCCCGATCCGCTCCACGAGCGCTTCTGGTCAAAGAGGCTTACACTGCCGGTTAATCACCCCTTCTGGCAGGATCACCGCCCAGGTGACCGCTGGAATTGCAAATGCAGCCTGCAGCAGACCGATGAGCCGGTGAACGCCGAAGCCCTGGAAGGTTATACCCCGCCGCTGCCGATGCCCGGTCTCGACAATAATCCGGCCAAAGATGGCGAAATCTTCAGCGACACGCACCCGTATTATACGGAAGCGTATCCGGGGGCTGAAGATGCCACTAAAAAGCTTTTGGAGGAAAAGACTTATACCTTTGTTGCTCATAGTGTTGAAGAAGCAGAGAAATTTGTAACAGACTATATTGCAGATCGAGTTGATTTTCCTTTCAAGAAATCACAGCTTGAAAGTGCTTCTAAAGCCTTGAG